AAATGACATTCGAAAATCTAAAACGTAATCGTGACCAAATCCAGAAACTAGTACAAGCAGCGGAATCTACCGGTGGTGGTACTGAAAAGAAATCATATACAGATGATCGGATTTGGAAGCCAACCGTAGATAAGGCAGGTAATGGATATGCAGTACTACGATTCCTCCCAGCAGCAGCAGATCAAGAACTACCATGGGTCAGATACTGGGATCACGGATTCAAAGGACCAACTGGTCAATGGTATATCGAAAACAGCCTTACTTCTATTGGTCAAACTGATCCAGTCGGGGAACTTAACTCGCGCCTTTGGAACTCGGGTGTAGAATCTGATAAGCAGAAAGCTCGTGATCAAAAGCGTCGTCTTCACTATGTAACAAATGTTCTTGTTCTTCAAGATCCTTCTGCACCACAGAATGAAGGCAAGGTATTCATCTATAAGTTTGGTAAAAAGATCTTTGATAAAATCATGGATTCTATGCAACCAGAATTTGCAGATGAAAATCCTGTTAACCCGTTTGATTTTTGGGAAGGCGCAGACTTTAAATTAAAGATCCGTCAAGTCGAAGGATATCGTAATTATGATAAGTCTGAGTTTGCTAGCCCATCTGGTCTATATGAAGGAAATGAATCCCAGTTGGAATCAGTTTATAACCAACTACATAATCTCAGTGAGTTTACAGATCCAAAGAACTACAAAACGTATGATGAACTAAAAGCAAAGTTAATGCGTGTTCTTGGTGAAGAATCAACTGCAGGTGCTTATACTATTAAGCAGGAAAACATGATTAATGAACCTGTACCAGCACCTCAGCCACGTATGGCAGAGCCAGTAACGGCAGAGCAGATTGATACATCTGGTGATGAAGATACTATGTCATATTTTGCACGATTGGCAAATGACGACTAATTAGGTAAGCCAACCAATTAGGCCTAGTCGCTGAATAAGATTCGGACAAAAGTTGGTACACAATAAAGGAGAAAGACTACTTCGGTAGTCGGGGATTAGGGAGCTTTGGCTCCCTTTTCTTTTAGTGGGATAATAGCATATCTGATGCATCAACCGGGCTTTGTGCATTTCCTGGAAGAGAAAATCCATTTGTTGTTGACGATGTTGATGTTGATGGTGCTAAAATAATTGGTGCTGATCCGCCTGGTCCAGGTGGGACTTGCGATCTTAATCCTTGAACGCCTTCATACTTTTCTGCCCTAATATTTGTATCTGGTTTTAATACAAATTTCCCTTTATCATTTTTAGTATATCCTGCATATTCATATACAGAATTAGGAATACCCATAACTGCTAGTCGCGTAGGATCATACCATGCCCGTTCAACGTTCGGGTCAGGTAAAGTGTTTCTTAAGATATATTTTGTAAGTCGCTCAGACATACTACCAACATTAGCAGTAACTTGTCTAATTTTACTAGTAGGATTAGCAAATGCTTCTTTAAAGAAATTCTTTACTGCTTCCCATGCAGGATCAACCAATGCAGTTAGGCTAAACTCTTTTAGTTTTTTCGATGCATCTTCAAATCCTAGTTTATCAGCAAACCATGCCGGCAATTTAATAAACAATAAATCTATAGCCTCTGTAAACCCTTTAATAACTCCTTTTATACCACCTTCGAATCCCGATTTAATTCTATCTAATAATTTTTTATTATCACCTTCCATAAATCCATCATAAAATCCTACAAAGAAATCAATTGCAGAAATAATAATTTGGAAAAATGGTCTAAGTGCAAATCCGATTATCTTTTTAAGAGGCGTTAAAATAGGATCAAGTGCTGATATAATTTTTTGGAAGAATCCAATTATGCCGCCGCCGGCCTCTCCACCACCTAATATCCCCTTTAAAGCTTCAAAATTAACTTTAGGGAAATATTTAGTAATAGAACCTATTTTATTAGACAATCCATCAAAAAATTCTGTAATAGGGGCAATTGCTTTTGAAATTCTACCTTCACCTTCTGTATTGCTAAAAAGATCTGTAACCGGTTTTAAGAAATTTGATATAGCGGTTCGAATTGCTTGTATGGTCTTTGAAAATGATTTAACACCCTCTGATGTATCTACGACAGGTTTACCATCAACACCTAATCCTAATATTTTATATAATCCCTGTAAAAAATTGTTAGGTATATTTTTAAATAATGTTTTAGTTTCATCTGGAATAATTAAAAGATTTTTAAGATTTCTACCAAAGGTTGCTATACCTTTCCCAAAATCTCTAATGGAATCAATAAATGTAGTAAATCTAGTGTTTAGTGCCTTTCGGGTATCATTTAGACGTTTTGCAATTTGTCCTATTCTTAATGCTTTAATTGCTGCATCTAAATCTGTCAACGATGCCACAATGCCTGCTACAGTAGCTCCTATTGCACCAAGACCCGTTAATCCGCCAAGTAAACTAAATCCGCTATCTCCACCTGTACTGGATTTTGGCTGGGGTATTGCCGGTAACTTTTTTTTGGCTTCTCTTTGTGTTTCCAAGTTCTTCAATTTTTGCATGCTCATCATACTGAAGAATCTATCAAATCTTATACCGATCTTAGTAAGCTCAAGTCGAGTGCCTTCATGACCTAACTGATTTTCTATATTATTTTCTTTTAATTTTTGAGTTACGTCATCTAGAGTTGCCATTATACCCGTCCCTGTTGTTCCTGCCTTGCTTGTTCTTCTTTCAAATGGTTGATTAGCATATCAAGATATACTTCTCTTTCCCATGGTATCATATGGTCTATCTCAGTCAACGAATAGTGATAATGGTGCATTAACTGAAAATTCGTCCTATAATAATTTACAAGTGTCTCATGAGATAGACCTATGAGAAAAAACTTTGCATTCCTTCTACTACAATATTGTTTTGATGATTACATTTTTTACAAGTGAAAACTACATCATGTGTTAGCTTAGGCATTTTTTCTACGTACTCTCTTACCTTAGTAAATTGCTGATTGTTCATAGATTCTATAAAGGAATCTAATTCTTGAGCAGTCTGATCTTTGGCAGAGAATCTTTCTTCATTTGTTTTTATAACATCAATACTTGATCTAATTAATCCAAAGATTTGATCTACACTTGATTCTGAAGAAAGAATATCGTCTTTAACTATATTATCGAAGGTAGGCCATTTCATTTCTAAAGAAATCTGGTTATCCAATTCGATAGTATTAGAGATGTCTGGTACTTCTATTTCTACATCATCAATATTTAATGCAATATCATTACTAGATTCACATTCATTACATTTCATAACAATAGTCGATGTTTCACCTACGCTTTTAGCTCGTATTTTTAGAAACATATATTCAATATCAAATGTAGTTAATCTTGTAGTATCAATATCTTCAGTTACACAAGCTTTAATAGTATTAATTACTGTATTCAGAATCTGTTTCTGATCATCAGATTCTAAAGCCATTAATAAAATCTTTTCTTCTTTGACTAAGAATGGTCTAAAGCTTACACTTTTTTTCATTGATGGTATAACTAAATCATAATTTGGGGAATCATTTAATCTTGGTAAAGCCATTATGCACTCTTTCTTTTCCACACGTCATTCGCATTTACACGAATCATTTTTTTATTTGTTTCATTCTTATTTGGGTTTTCAATAGTTAGCATTACTTTTTTGCCAGCGTGCCATGCATTTACCTTTGCAATCATTTGTGCTGTACTACCAACCCATTCTTTTCTTGCTTGTTTACTCCATCTAGGATTTTGGGATCTGCGTTCTCCCTTAGAAACCTGATGGGCTCTTTGTCTTTTCTTTGCCATTTAAATCACCTATCCAAAATTTAAGCCACCGCTTACGAAGTTTTGTAGACCAACCTTAATTGGTCTCCATTTAGTATAAGATAGATCTACTTGAAGTTGTACTAATCCATCTAATTCGTTTGATAATTGAACTGCGCCAATTGTTGTTGGGAAAGCATCTTGTAATTCCACGGCATATATTGTGCCTCCACCAATTTCTAAATTACCCTGGAGTGGACCAATGTTAGCACTGAAACCTTTTCTAGCCTTTCTCAACTGATGTATCTTTACTGTCTTAGCATAATCCTGTTTATAACCTACTTCACCTGTATCCTGATTCAATACAAGATCTGTCCAGGCATCAAAATATGTTTTAATACCATAATCATTCATCAAGTAAAATGTTAAGCTAACCTCTTGAACTGCATATCCGTAGGCTACCCTTTGAAATTCCATACCGATTCTTCTATCTGTTGTAAGAATCTGTTTACCAGGCAATGTGGCATTTGAACATAAAATATTCATTTCTCTACTAGTAGGATTACCTGTATTTAAAATTCCTGGTATATTTGGTATTGATGGTAATAGATTTGCAAGAAATCCACCTAGTGCACCAAACCCACCAGAGCCAACTGGAGGTAGCTCAACCAAAAACTGATTTGCTTGTGCAAACCCAAGCTTTGAGGTAGCAACAGATTTTAGATCGTCAATTGATGCCATTACATCTTTCCTCTTGAATCTCTATAAACAGTACCTGAACTTGCCTTTCTGAAATCCTGTGTCGGAAGAAATGTAGCAATTTCCCATTCTGGTTTATCTACTAAAGCAAATCTACTTTTTACATGTTTTGTTAAATATCTATGGATAGTTGGCTTAATAAATTTCATAGGTAATTCTCCTTCACCAAGTAAAGCATCTAAAGCTTTAGCTCTGAGTACAGGAGGAAGATAGTGTAAATTTAAGCCGTAGAACCCACCCTTTGCTGGTCCCATCATAATAACTAATGGGAATGCATCATAATAGGGTAAAGTATCTTTATATTTTGGATCATAGAAATACATGTACATATTACCGTACGGTGCTGTCTTTGGTCTATTCCTTAATGCAATTTCTTCTTCTCGCATAAGATCAAGACGATTTACGCGGCCGAGCGCGACGGCCTTTTTACGGAACCACTCAATAGACTGTTTAGTCCGTGGGGTAATACCAGCACGGAATGCCTCAATTTCTAGATCTTTAAATAAGTTGCTCATACGAGTATTTATATTGATTTATTCAATAAATGTTAATCCTTCCACTCTTTAGGTGCTGCATTAACATTCTTTGGTGGTCTAACACGAGGCTTTGAAATTTTCTTTTTCCTATATGGTGCTGCTTTCTTTAGCGGCTTTTTTATTTTACCAGGCATCGGTTTAGCAAGAAGTTTCATCTCTTGCAATTTCTTTTCAGTCCACACTTCAAAAGTCCAGCCACGATCTTCTGCATATTCCTTTGCAGCTTTCCATTTATTCATATTCTTAACATAAGTTAATCCTTCATAGATATACTTCTTTGTACGTCTTTCACCTGAAGGTGGCTGTGTTTCTTTTTCTGGTTTAATTTCAATAAGTGTGGTTTTATTATTTCTCCATGTGATTTTAAGATCTACAAAATATCTGTGATATCTTTTGTCAACATCGTAGAAATAAGGTATAACTGTTTCTTCAGATTCCCAGCTTTTTACCTCTATATTATGATCGCACCATTTAAAAACTTTCCTTTCCCACGAGGATCTGTATACGACATTAGCCGGATCGCCGGCATACTTATCTCGATTAACGACTTTATATCTTCCTGAATGTGCCATAATTCCATATAAATAAGATTAAACTTTCTTAGTATCTATAGGATATAATATGGCTATCAGAAACCAATTTGAATACAACAATAATGGTATTGTCCAAAATAATACCAATCTAGGTACATCGGCGCTAAAAAGAAGTAATGTCGTTATGGCATATCCTATTAATAGAGACGATTCCTATTTAGGTAGGATAAGGTTCGTTGTAAAAGAGGCTAAGCCTATTAATCCAGTACTAGGAGCTAATAGACTCTTTGAAGCAATAAATGTAGATAATTTCTTTGGCCAAGCCGGTGGAACTAAAAAAGCAAAAAGCGATGATGATGGATATACCGCTTATGAACCTAGTACCACTACTAGAGAACAGCAAGAACAAAAAGCAGCTAAAAATGCTGAAAAGGATCAACTAGTAAAATCTTCAGTATCAGGATTGACTGGTATTAAATATCAAACTGCTAAAAATACACCTATTATCGATTTATACATGCCGGCCGGAAACTTAGTTATGAACGAAGGTGTTCAATATGAAAATGTTAATTTAGATCCTATGGGTGCTGCTACTGGTGCAGCTTTAGCTAGTGGTGATTCTATTATGTCGGCCTTTGGGAAAGGCCTAGCAGAAGGTCTTCAGTCTATTTTTAATATGAGAGATACCAATACTGAACAATTAGCAAGATTGGCTACCGCTAGATTAATGGATAAAATCCCTGGAGGTATTGGTCGTGCTGGTCAGCTAGCAGTACAGGCTACAACTAACCCAAATACAAGAGCAATGTTTCGAAATGTAAATATACGGGAATTTAATTTTACTTTTAAATTTATTGCTACTTCGGCTACTGAAGCAAGAATAGTTGAAGAAATTATACGTCATTTTAGGACAGAAATGTATCCTGAAGCCATTAATCCTGCTGGCGTTCCTATTGGATATAATTTCCCTAATGCATTTGATATATCATTTAAATATAAAGGTCAGAATGCAAAAATACCAAAAATAGAAACTAGTTATCTAAGAAATATTCAAACTTCATATAATCCAACTAGTGCTACATTTCACGCCGATGGCCAACCAAATGAGATTGACCTTACACTTAATTTTGTTGAGGTTAGAACTCTTAATAAGCAAGATATCTTAGGGGAATTCGGATGAGATTTTTTAAAGACTTTGAAGAGGTACAGTATCGATTTGGTAATGAAACTTCAAATGTACTTTTCCAAAATTTGACTGCATATGCTGATATTGTAGATCAGATTAAGGATGATGCTGGCCTCTATCAGTTTGAGCAAATTCATGAAGGATTTAGACCAGACCAAGTTTCAATTAGATTATATGGAACGCCACTTTATTATTGGACTTTCTATTTAATGAATGATAACCTAAGATTACAAGGTTGGCCACTTACGAACAGAGAATTAGAAGCAAAGGTAAAGAAAGATTATCCTGGAACAGCTATTACTACCCGAAATAATCTTACAGGGATTTTTAAAATTGGTCGTACTGTAGTCGGATCCCAGTCTGGTGCAACTGGTCAAATTTTTCATAGAAATTTAAGCTTAGGACAAATAGTAGTTACGGGAGATTTAGAATTTAAAATTAATCCAAGTCCAGAAGCTGTAACTAGTACATACCAAACTCCGGGTGGAACACAGGCAACAACAACAGAGACTATTAATCTTTCTAGCTATTCACCATATTATAATGCTGCACATCATTATATCGATGGAAATGGAAATTGGACAGACTTTGATCCTCAGGTTGGGCCAGGTGCACAATTAACAGAAGTAACTAATTTCGATCATTACATTAATGAAAATGATGCATTAAGAACTATTCGAGTTATTAGACCTGGTTTAATCGGTGATATAGTTTCTGCTCATAAGAAATCGATAAGGTCATAATATGAAAAGCTCTGAAGAAAAGAGTTCCTATCAGTTTGAATCTGTAATACTTTCTTCCGATAGACTTAAGAATGGTCTTGAAGTTGATATCTCAAATTCTATATCTGATCTTGAAATATTTGAACATATAGAAAAGCCATACTTAACTGGTCAGATTGCATTTTCAGATAATGATAATCTTGTATCAGGTTTCGATTTTCAAGGTGGGGAAAGAATTACTATTAATATGAGTCCTACTAATTTAGTAGAAGAAGGTAGAATAACATCCAAAGTTTTTCGTGTAGAAAAGATTATGGGGACTTATAAATCTAATGATAAAAACGAAGCAGTATTTTTAAAATTAATAGAAGACATAGGATATACTTCAAGTGTTAAAAATGTGAATAAATCATATCAAGGAAGTCCTATAACTATTATTCAGAATATATTATCTTCCTATATTAATAAAGATCTTTTGTATTCTAGTGATGAATATAAAGGAAGAATGAAAGTGGTAGTTCCAAATCTTCATCCTATTGAAGCTGCTATGTGGATTAAGAATAGAACTACTAGTGAGGATGGTTTACCCTTTTACCTATATTCTGTGTTCGGAGATAATTATTTAAGGATGATCGATCTAGGACATATGTTAAGACAAACCCCTATTAACGTTTCAGCCCCTTATGTATATTGGCAGAATGCAGCAAACACCTTAACTTCTTTTACTGCGTTTACTGCTATTCAAAATTATAAGCATGAAGAAAATGATAATCTTCTTCGATTAATACGTTCAGGAGTAGTAGGATCTAAATATAATTTTTATGACACTATGAACGCTCTACCTCAGCAAGTAGATTTTGCAGTTGACAATGATGTATTCGAAATGTTAGCTACCTCAGACTATTTTAAAAATGGACAAGAAAGATTTAACTATGGTCCAAATTTTCAAATTGATGAAGTTAAAATTAGTGACTATAATTCGAATGTAATATCTCAGATATCAAATGGTGGTACTTATGATGGCGCAGGGGGATTTAAAACTCTTCATCAAGAACCAGATTCAGGATCACATAAAAGAAAAGTAATAGGAAAAGCTCTTAAAAACTTTATGACAAAAAATCCTCTTATTATTCAGGTAAGAGGTGATGACTTTTTAAAGGGTGAAGAAAATAGAGAAGGAATTTATAACTATACTATCGGAAATGTAGTTAGAATTTTATTTAAAGATAATTCTGCAGATGATCCAGATTCTCCAAAATTTGATAGAAAGAAATCAGGGGACTATATAATATATGCGGCAAGACATATGATTAAAGCAGAAAGATATGACGTAAGCCTACTTTGTGCCAAACTAGCATCTTATACAGAGGATCCTAAATTACAATGATACCGACGAATGAAAATTTCTACGGTGATAGTACTAGGTGGTTTATCGGAAATGTTATTTCTATAAATGATCCACTAGAACTAGGTAGGGTAAAGATAAGAATCTTTGGGGTTCATACCGGTAATATCGATGACATTCCAGAAGAGGATCTACCATGGGCTCAAGTTGTAATACCAACGACTGAAGGTGGGAGTTCTGGTATCGGTGCTAATACTGGTATTAAACCTATGGCACAGATCTTTGGTATTTTTTTAGATGGAAAGAATTCCCAAATACCTTTAGTAGTTGGTTCAATACCAAAATATGAAACAAATAGAAATCCTATAGATGTTACTAAAGCAGCTGTTGCAACATTAACCGGAAATACAAACGTGGAAAAGGCCTATAATTTCTTTTTATCAAAGGCAGGCGGGGAATTTACACCTGAACAAGTATGTGGTATTATTGGTAATCTAATGGTTGAATCGGGGGCAAATGCTAATAGAGGAGATTTAAATCCTTTGGCACTTAACGAGCCAGAGGGATCTTTTGGAATTGCACAATGGAATCCATCAAAAAATGCTGGAAATAGACTTGGTGCCTTACAAGATTTCTGCAGAGAAAGAAATTATAATTATAGAGAACTTGAACCACAATTAGAATTTATTAAACATGAACTTTATTCATATTCGTATTTTGGTTTAGGCCTTTTAAGAAAAACCAAAACAGTAGAACAAGCTACTCGAGTGTTTGAAGAATATTACGAAAGACCCGCACCAGGAAGTACGAAGAATAGAGTTTCGTTTGGTGAAGAAATTTTAGAAAAGATGGAAACGTAAAATGGCAATTGAAAGAGCCTTCCAAACAAATATTGTTGTTTTACCTTCAGTACCTACCTCTATAGTATCTGTACAGGGTAAAAGAAAAGATTCTCAGTTTTTTAGCTCAGTACCTTATGAGTTAGTAGAAAGAACAGTTACTCTTAAAAGAGCTTATGATCAGGTAAAAGTAGAATATACTGTTGAAGAAAAAGTACCATTTAATCCTCAGATTGCTAAAGAAATCCTAAATGGAAATTTAAGTACTTTCCAGCAGATAGGTAATATTGTAGAACTTGAAGCAAAGGCATTAGATTCTCAGATAGAAAGACTGTCTGTAGAAGGCGCGCCTATGGGCGAAGTAATAGGTACGGTTCTTGGCGGGTTCCAGTCCTTAACAGAAAATATAAAAGAAAATATTGGCGTTACTGATGAACCAGTAATTGCAGAAATGACTTCTAGTGTCCCAGGTATTACTGTTACAAAAACATCAAATAAGACTTCTGAAATTACAACTCTTACTGGTAAGCCAGCAACAAATGGTTTCTTAAATGCTGTTATTGTATCTGGTAATCCAAAGGGTATTAATCAATCTTTAAAAAATGTGATTAAAGCAAAAGACAACCAAATTAGAACAGCATTAGAACAATCTTCCCCTATACCAGAAAAAGCTACAACTTCAGTAGAAAAAGATATATCAACTGATGTAGCAAATACTGCGCAAAAGATTGTACAAAAGACTATGCAAGAATTAGGTAATCCTGTACAATCAGATAGCAAGGTAGGTTTCGGTTCTCTCGGTACTAGCTTTGGTAATTTACTAGGAGCTATAGCTGGTAAGATTAGAAATGTTGGTACTACTAACAAAGTAGGGGTTTCTGTTCCATCGTTTCCAGGAGAGGTTATTATTCCACCAGAATATTCAGATCCAGGAAATATTATTGAAGAAAATGGTAATACCAATCTAACAAATGTTGTAGCCAAAGGTAATTCTGCTAGTAAACAAATTACCTTATCAGATATACCATTTAATGCAATTGTAGCAGGTAATGAATTTCTAGGAGCATTAACTCCAGATAATTATGTATTTGAAGTAGTAGATACTTTAGAAGAATTAGAATTTGATCTTAAAAATTCTACTAGAACTATTACCACTGCTGTTATAGATTGGTCAGCAACTTGGAGTAATAATTATTATGAAGCAAAAGATATCCAAAGGCTGCAAGTTCAAGATTCGGTATTAAAATTTGGTCCAACATATCCTGTTACCTCTGGTGTTGAAGGAGGTATTCAGTGGCATTATGTAATACAGAAAGATGGTACAATACAAAGAGGAAGACCAATATCTGTTGCCTCTGGTAAAAATACTAAGTGGTATAATTATTCCGTCTATGTTGGATTTGTTGCAGGATATACAGTACCACGTAAAGTTCCAAATCAGGATTTATATTTAAGTTCTGCATCAATTACCCCTGACCAATGGATGTCATTTAATTCATTTATTAATGCATTTTATAAAGTCTATCCCGGCGGAGAGATCGTTGGTAGAAGAGATATCGATCCTTCGACAGTTGCACCAGGATTTGACGTTGAGGTATATTTAAGGGGCAAGAGAAATAAAACAACAATATATGATTTTGCATCAGATAGAGAGACTGCTATATCGCCAGATGAAGCTGTCAATAAAATACCAAAGAAAATTTCTAAACCTTCTACTGTAGGTGTTCCAAAGACCCTTTCAACTAAGACAGTATTAAGTAATTCTCAAAAGGGTGTTGATGCAACAACAGGTAAAATCAAAGTACCGACTGAACAAGAATTGGCACTAAAGGCTAATGAAATAACTGATCTTATTAAGAATGCTGATATCTTATCTCGTGAACAGAAAATCTTTCAATCAGATCTAATTAAAAATCAAACTTTAGGTGATGCTGGTCGACTAACCGGTACTTTGCAGAATGACTCTCTACTAACTAATTTAGATAGTGTTATAAAAAATGTGGATGAATTAAGATCAGACCTAATTAATAATGGATATACGTATGATGAAAAAACTAAATCTTGGAGTAAGTAATGGCTACTGAAGAAACTATTGGTATTGAAAAAGATGGATTTAAAGATCCTTCGCGTGTTTTTCCTAGAAAACAATATATTAATGTAGCCTCAACTAATTTGGCTGCAAGAGGTATTATCCGTAATGAACTATATCTTGGTGGTGGTGATCAAGGTATTAGCTTAGATCTAAATGATACACTGTCGTCACAATATCCTTATAATCAAGTAAGAGAAACAATCTCAGGACATGTTACTGAAATTGATGATACGCCCGGAAATGAACGTATGTTATTTAAACATCGCACGGGCGCGGGAATAGAATTAAGAGCAGACGGTACTGTCATTGTTAGTTCCGTAAATAATACTATTCGTATATCTGGAGGCGATGAAAAGGTTATCGTTGAAGGCGATGGTGAAATCTCTTATAATGGTAATCTAACACTGAATGTAAGTGGTGACTTTGACCTACGTGTCGGTGGAGATTTTAATGTACAAGTTAGTGGTGATGAAGATAAAGACGTAAGAGGTTCGAAAAGAACTAAGGTACATCGTAATCAGGAATCTACTATCAAAAAGAATAATTCAGCTTATATTTTAGGTACAGATACCGAAACGGTTTACGGAAATAAAAATTCATTTATACGTAGTAACCTAAAACAATATATCGAGGGAAATACAGATCAATATACCGGTGGTATTCTGACAATGACTGCTGAAGATGAAGTTGTACTTTCTTCTCCAAATATTAATATTGGAGCTTCATCATTGACCGTTATCGGTGATAGTGGTACATTCGGTGGTGATGAAATTGTATATTATGGGAAGACAGCTCATATAGATCGGGTCAATACTACATCAACACATTCAACTGCAATGTATGCTACTACATTCCATGGATCTTTAAATGGTAAAGCATCATTTGCTGCTGCCGCAGACCAAGCTGGATCAGCTCCATTGGGACCTGGGTCTGGTGGTGGATCACAAACAATCGATAATACAGAAGCAACAAATAAAACTACTGTCGAAGTAGATAGTCTTATTATAGACGATTATTTAAATCTTTCAAATAAAGGAGTCCGCAGAGTTTCCCTTGATAATAGCGATATTCTTAGAAACCAAATTGACAAGACCGTCGACTATGGAGGCGTATCTGCAAAAAGACTTACAACACCTGAAGTAAGATCTAAATTAAGAGATCCTTTAACATTAGCAAATAAGAAATTTGTTGGTGCACAAATTGCCGAAGGTAAATTATCCCCTGCATATGTTAATTCAGTACCGCCATCAATTGGTAGAACAGTACCAAATGAGGGTGGTATTAAGAGAGGATTTACACCAATCGGTAATTCTTCTAGGGGTAGATCTAAGAGGTTTACAAAATGAAGTATGTACCTGATCCATTTTATAATCCAGATTTTCAATCTGAAATTACTTCTCGTACTAAATTAGCACCTGGTATTTCTATGGCTAAATTCCTAGGAGGATACGGTGATGCTGTTACTTTAAATTTTATTAAGCTTGAAGATGAAAAGAAAAGAATTGCAAGACAGCTTCTTCTTCAAGCTGACGCAATGCTTACAGTAACAAGAGAGAATGAGCAGTTTAGAGATTATAGACTTTTAGTTGCTGAAGGGTTATATCGACCAGAACCTACTGAAACATTAGATGTTGATGGTATTAATTATTTAATGAAAGATGGTCGCGCGGTCGCGTACGAACTTTTAAATCAAAATGGAACAATTGATTCGGAAAAGACTTTTGATCTTGCTGTTTTCTGGAAGGATAATATTAATTTTGATAAGCTTATATTAGATTACGATACGTATGATCCATCTGGCGTATTAAATGTTCAAATTATATTAACTATGCCAAAGATCGTATCCCCATGGGGTGTTAACTATTCTAACACAGTAGAAACTAGATTTAATAATTTTGTACAATCTACCAATGAATTAGTTGAATGTAAGCTCCAAGTTGAAGAGAATATCCAGTCGTATCCATGATAAATAGAGCAATAAGTAAATTTTTAATTAAGAGAAATAAATGCCAGTAAGAGCTTTTTCCATTGAAGACGGTAATCTTAATTCCTCAGCTATTCGTGTTGCTAGGAAAAGAACCTATAGCGATTTGGATTTGACTTTTACTAAAAGACCTGACAACGATATCTATAGAAAGACAGATGCTGCAGCAGTCAAACAAGCTGTTAGAAATCTATTACTAACTAGCTATGCTGAACGTCCTTTTATGCCAGATTTTGGTGGTGATTTAAATTCTCTTTTATTTAATTTAGATACAGAATTTGACGACGAATTATCTGAAGAAGCTATAATTGAAGCAGTAGAGACTTACGAACCTAGGGCAAGAGTACTAGATGTAAAATCTTCGATTATTGGGGATTTGAATTCAGCAAGAGTTACTGTTACTTTTCAGGTTATTAATACAGAGCAAATTGAGACTGTAGAATTAGATCTAACGAGGTTAAGATAAATGGCTACTACAATTAAATCTACGGATCTAGATTTTGATACCGTTAAAGCAAGACTTAAGGATTATCTTAAGGCTAAACCCGAATTTGCGGATTATAATTTTGAAGCTTCTGGTTTATCTAATGTTTTAGATGTTCTTGCTTATAATACCCATTTTAATGGTCTTACGGCTAACTTTGCATTAAACGAAGCATTCTTAAATACATCGCAACTGAGATCTTCTGTAGTATCTCACGCAGAAGCATTGGGATATACACCTCGGTCATATACATCATCCAAAGCTAATCTAAATATTTCTCTTACAATTGCATCTGCAAATAGACCTACTACAATTACTTTACCGCGTGGTACAGCTTTTACTTCATCTGTGGCAGGTGTTTCATATACATTTAGAACATTAGAATCATATTCTGCACAAGATGACGGATCTGGATTTTACGAATTTAAAACTGAAACAGATAGTAATTCTATTCCTGTTTATGAAGGCATTGAAAAAACTAAAACTTTCTTTGTCGGTGAAACTGATGAAACACAAATATATGTTATGCCAGATGTTACACTGGATACCGAATCACTATTAGTAAGAGTGTACGAAACATCAGGAAGTAGTACATTTGAAACATATACAAGTTTGAAAAAAGCTATTCGTATTACTTCAGAATCTAAACACTACCAAATTAAAGAAGTACCAAATGGTTATTTTGAAATTTTATTTGGTGATGGGATAACCACTGGTAAATCCCCTACGGCAGGAAATAAAATTGTAATTACTTATCTTTCGACCGTAGGTCCAACAGCAAATGGCGCTTCAGTCTTTGTACCAACTGGTGATCTAAATGTCGAAGGCACAAACTATCCTATTACTGCAGTTACGGAATCAGTATCCTCTGCTGGTGCATACAAAGAAGGTCTTGAGTCGATTAGACAAACTGCACCTATTTATTTTGCATCACAGCAAAGATTGGTTACTGCTGAAGATTATAAAGCACAAATATTGGCTAACTATAGTGCATATATCGATGATGTTATTTCTTGGGGTGGTAATGACAATGTTCCGGTTGAATATGGAAAAGTTTTTGTTGGATTAAAGTTTAAAAATAATATTTCTTCTGTTGTACAAACAGAAGTAAAAGATAAAATTGTAAATGAATTAACTGATAACTTATCGGTTATGTCTATCGATACAGAATTTACCGAATCAATAATTTCATATCTAGAGTTACAGACATTCTTTAATTTTGATCCAGACCTTACAAATGCTACGCCAAGAGCTACTGAAAATCTAGTATTCTCTACTATCCAGGATTACTTTACACAGAACCTAGGAAAATTTGGTAAGGTATTTAGAAGGTCAGCTATATTAGCTTTAATCGACGATCTAGATGAGGCAATTCTTAACTCCCGTATGAACGTTCGGGTTCAGCAAAGATTTACCCCAATTACAGGTCAGTCATTAACCTATACATTAAATTTTCCTATGGCAATTGCAAATCCAAGTAATATCGATAGAATTGTAACAACGGGTAGATTTGAATTTAACGGTAAGACGTGTTTCATACGTAATAAACTAAGCCAAAAGAAATTAGAATTAGTGAATATTGACGGTGACGTAGAACTTGATAATATTGGAGAGTATGATACCGGTACTGGCAGAGTTCTTCTTCAAGGATTTAATCCAGTTTCGATTGAAGGTGGATCAGTATTAAAGGTTACAGCTACACCAACAAATCAGAGTACGCTTCGTCCTTTAAGAAATTATATTATCGATATTGACCCAGAACTATCCTTTGCTCAGTCTCAAATTGATTATCAGAACACACAGTTAACGTTGTAATATGACACATAAGCTCGAAAATGTAGGTCGTAGATTAACTAATCTGCATAATAGAAGTGTTAAGGAAGTACTTCCAGAACACTTTTCTTCGGATTATCCTAATCTAGTTCAGTTTCTAGAATACTACTATGACTTTCTAGATTCTGATGGGGGATCTGCATTTGAAACAGAGATTAATCAGCTTTTCAGTATAAGAGATATTACTGAAACCCCTTCAGAGTATTTAGATCAGGTTATTGCTGAACTAGGTGCTGGATTACAAAATGGAGATTTGTTTAATAATCCGCGTTTTACATCTAGAAGATTTGCTGATCATTATAGAAATAAAGGTTCTAGATTTGCTGTAGAGGAATTTTTTAGAGCATTCTTTCAACAAGAGGTAGAAGTACTATATCCTAAAGTAGATATTTTTACTGTTGGTAGAGATGCAATTGGTTATGATTCTCAGAAATTTATTCAGGACTATAAAAGATATCAGATCTTTTCTATCCTTCTTAAGGTTGGACTTGGTGTTCCAACTTATAGAGAATTATATAAAAAGTTTGCACATCCGGCAGGATTTTATTTTGAGGGTATTGTTGCTGTAGAAGGCGAGGCAGATCTAGGATTTGATGATATGCCTATTTCATTGGCAGATTCAGCATTTATTAGTCTTATTGGTGAAGCTAATATTGATATCAGTCTACTCAGTTCAACAACAGGACTTACAGATTCGGAGGGTGTAGGAATTAGATATAATATTGATCAATTAGCAAATCTTTATTCAACCCTTACAGCTCAGCAAATTAATAATTACTATTCATCAATTGCTGAATTTATTAGTCCTAATTCGTTTACTATGGATGACAGCGCAGATTCGAATACCCCGCTTATGTCACTTTCTTTAGAAACTATGGACAATAATATGTTCACAAGATATGCAAGTGACTCTGCTTACTAGTATAAATAGAACTAAGAATTCTATATAGGATCGAAAATGACAAGACAAAATATTAATATCGGTACAAATGC